TAATTGGTTATTTAGATGATATAGCATTTTTAGAAAACACCACCCTTGAGGAGTGCTTGAACCTTGCCTACAACGAAATCAAAAACAGAAAAGGCAAAATTATTAACGGTAAATTTATCAAAAATGGAAAATAACAACTACCCCACTTGGCTTGTCCCTTTGGATATAGCGAAACAACTCAAAGAAATAGGGTTTGATGAGCTTACATTATTTCATTATTACGAAAACGACTTTGATGTTACAATAGAAACAAATAGTTACTATGATGAGGGAGAGGCTCAAGGATATTTACATTTTTATATATCTGCATTTAAAGAAGAAAACTTTAATAGAGATAAGAAATGTATTTCTCTCCCCACTTGGGAGCAAGTTTTAGCTTGGTTCAGAAGTAAAGGCTATCACGGTGTTATAGCCGTAAGGGATGAAGATGGAGATAATCAGTACTCCTATTGTATTGACTACCTCAATGAGTTAAGTAGCGACTTTGAGCAAGACAGCCACCTAACCTATGAGGAAGCTCGTGAAGCCCTTGTAAAAGCACTCATACAAACTTATAAACAAGAGAAATTAAAATGAAAATCTACATCTCAGGTAAAATCAGCGGTACAGACCTCACCGAAACCCGCAAACAATTTGCAGCCGTATCCAAAGCAATGAAAAGAATAGGCGTTGAACCAGTGAATCCTTTTGAAAATGGACTTACCGAGCACGATACTTGGGAAGCCCATATCGCCAAAGATATTGCCGACCTGCTAAAATGCAAGGCTATCTATATGCTACAAGGATGGCAAGACAGCAAGGGCGCACGTATCGAGCACTATATCGCTA